AAATGGTATACTATTAACATGGATATTATTTCTAAGATAAGACAACTACAATCTAGTTCTTTTGTATTTTATACAAAAGCACACGGTTATCACTGGAATGTAGAGGGGGTTCTATTTAAAGAACTTCACGCATTCTTTAAGGAAATATACGAAGATGTATTTGAATCAATTGATACTTATGCTGAATGGTCAAGAAAACTTAATTCACCAGCTGTTTTTCAGATTGACGAGATCTTGCAAAATTCAAATATAAAGTATGATTTTCCAACAAACTCACCACTAGAGATGATGAGAAATTTATTTGATTCAAATTCACAAATTATAAATGACTTAAAAGATGGGTTTGCTATGGCAAACTCTTTAAATGAACAAGGCCTTGCAAACTTTTTTGCAGAAAGAATTGATAAACATCAGTTCTGGTCATGGCAATTGTCAGCCTCATTAAAGACATCAGTAAACTAATAAATAGGAGAAATAAAAAATGGCAGCAGAACAAGGATCAGCAGCAAGACTAATAGAAGTAGCACTAGCTGAAGTTGGAACTATTGAAGGACCAAAGGACAATGAAACAAAATATGGAAAGTTTACAAAGGCAAACTTTCAGCCATGGTGTGGTTCATTTGTTATGTGGTGTGCAGATCAAGCAGGGGTAAAGGTTCCTAATACAGTCTATACACCAGCAGGAGCACAAGCATTTATTAAAGCGGGAACATGGCAGATGGCAGAAACAGCTACACCAGAACCAGGCGATATTGCCTATTTTGATTTCCCATCAGACGGCGTCGATAGAATTTCTCACGTAGGAATCGTTGTTGCAGTAAATGCAGACGGAACTGTAGATGTTGTAGAAGGAAACACTTCTTCAGATAAGAAGGGCGATCAAAGAAATGGCGGAGAGTGTTGCCTTAAGAATCGTGCTTACAAGAAGAAGAACGGATCAAAGCTTCGTAGAAGTCAGATCGTAGGCATTGTAGGATTTGGCAGACCAGCATTTGGCAAGCCTGTAGCTAAGACAGCAGCAGCACCTGTAAAGAAGGCAGCCCCTGTAAAGAAGGCGGCTCCTGTAAAAAAGGCCGCAGTAAAGAAGAAGTAATGTACGAGTATTACGTACGAAAAGTAGAAGCCGTAGTTGATGGGGACACAATTGATGTCCTCATCGACCTTGGTTTTGATATATTGTTTGCTTCAAGAGTAAGACTTGCTGGAATAGATACTCCTGAATCAAGAACAAAAGACCTAGCAGAAAAAAAGCTGGGGCTAGAGGCAAAAGAATATCTTAAGTATAAATTAAAAGATGCAAAGTCTGTAAAGATTAAAACCGAAAAGATGGATTCTTCTGAAAAATATGGAAGAATACTAGGCTGGCTATTTGTTGATGATCAAACGGTATCAATAAATGAACAGATGATTGCAGACGGATATGCATGGGGATATCTTGGTGACACCAAGGTTAAAGATTTTCAAGCCTTAGCAAAAGCAAGAGCAAAGTCTGGCAAGTAGGCTATTGTAATTCTTTAGTAGAAATGATATACTCATTACATGCTAAACAAAAAAACAATTAAGTTCTATGCTGCAGCGGAAGACATTTACCAAGTAGAGCAGCCTCCAATGCCAGCTAAATTAGCAATACCAGAATGGTTTAAAAGAATACCAGCAGAGGATCCTGCAATGAAATGGGGAGACCCAAGAGATGCTGGAACAGTAAAAAAATGTATGCCATTTTTAGACTCTCTCTCCGCTGGGTATATGGTTGTTACACCGCAAGATATAAAGATTGCAAAAAATGAAACACAGGGAACTATGGCTTATTGGGGAGCAACACCACCAGGAGCCGATGTTCTTTTTGATTTAGATCAGCCATTACATAGAACAAAAGGAATGCCAGTACCTCATGGCTATAATGAATATGTTTGGCGAATGATTGCATATCCAAGAATTGAAACTCCAAGCGGATACAGCGTAATGGTTACTCATCCATTTAATAGGTATGACTTGCCATTCTTAACAATGACTGGAATTATTGATTCAGATCAAGTTCATGCAAGGTTAGCCCTCAATATGTGGTTACGTGATGACTTTGAAGGAATTATTGAAAAAGGTACCCCTGTTGCACAGATATTTCCTTTTAAAAGAGAAGATTGGGTTCATGAGTCTTTGCCACCTTTTAGCAAAAAGCGGGAGCTTCAAGATACATTTAAAGTAAGGTCAGTAATGAATAGGTCCTACATGCGTCAGTTCTGGCAAAAGAAGTCTTACGAATAAATATCCAATATGCTATAATTATTATACATCCGCCTTATGGGGATGCTAAACTAACTCGCTTAAAAGGAGCAAAAATGGTAAACGCACTAACCCTGGATCTTTTTAGAGATCCTTTTTTTATTGGTTTTAATCGTGAAATGGAAAGAATGGCACATGTTCATCAGGCTGCAACACGCCAAACATATCCACCATACGATGTATTAAAGCTAGACGAAGATACATATCAGGTATCAATTGCAGTAGCAGGATTCACAAGAAGCGATATTGATGTTTCAGTAGATAACGGAACACTTATTGTTAAGGGTGAAATCACAGAAGTTACAGACGGTGAATATCTACATAAAGGTATTGCTGCACGTAAGTTCACTAGAACATTTGGGCTAGGTGAATATATGGAAGTAACTGGAGCTTCAATCGAAGATGGAATGTTAAATATCAATGTAGATAGAATTATTCCAGAAGAAAAGAAGCCAAAGATCATTAAGATCAAATAGTCTTTGGTTCGCTACCGAAGGAGACCTGAGCAAGTCATAAAAAGGCTCATTAAAACTAAAGGATAGATATGCCAGTATACGAATACAAATGCTCATATGATGACGCACACGCAACAATGTCAGTACACCGATCTATTATGGACGAAGATCCAGGGTATACATGTTTTGAATGCGAATCAGAAATGATCAGACATTTCACGCCTTTTGGCATACAGTTTAAGGGAAACGGGTTTTATAAGACAGATAATCCTAAATAGCCTCAATGGTATAATTAACTAAGCAAGCAAATTGTTTGCGTAGGAGCCATAGTTGAAAAAGAATAGGTTATTTAGAATAACAGCATCCATAATGCTTGCATTTGGATGGCTTTTTATGTCTCCCGCAGCTGGCGATGATCCGCTAACAGTAGCAGCAAAACAAATTGAAAATTTAAATTCAGCAGTAGATAAGCTTGATTACAAAGAAGGCTTAATAGATTTAATTGACATAGCGGAAAATAAGTTTATGTACGCTAAAAATCTTAAGGATGTTAGAGATACAGCAATTGTAGACTACCAAGATGCGGTGGAAGCAGAAGAATTAGCGTTAGAAGAAGTAAATATCGCTCAGTCAAATGTAGATGAGCAAACAGCCCTAGCATCCTTAGCTCTTGAAAATAAAAATAATGCTCTTAATGATAAGAATGATGCACAAGATGTACTTGATTTAGCCAATATAAATCTTCAAACAGCACAATCAAATATGCAATCTGCTAGTGGGACAGGTCTTCAATATACAGTATATAATCTAACCAGAACATGGCCAAGCATAGCAACTCCAAGTGGTGTGATTTGTTCTGGCACTTGGAATTCTAGTTCTATGAACCTACCAGTTTGCGGTAATAGATATGAAAATATAATTGTTAAGTTTACTGGACAAATTACAGTCCCATCATGGTTTACAACAGTAGCATTTGCAGGATACACAGATGATGGTTTTAGAATGTTTATTAATGGAAATCTTGCAGTTAACAACTGGGTAGAGCAAGGGGCAAGATGGAGTGCTTGGTCTCCAACATATAATGTAAGTGAAGACAAGACTTTAGATGTAGAGATATGGTGGTATAACGGAGGAGGTCCAGGATCGTACCATCTTGGCTGGACAATTCCTGGTGGAATGACTGGTGCAGGATGTGACTATGCTGGAAATCCAAGAGTATGGGGACAAAATTTTAGTTGTAATTTAAATACATTCTCATCTGGGTCAGGACCAACACAGGCACAAATAGATGCCTACAACCAAGCACTTGAAACAAGAAATGCAGCACAGCAAGACTATAATAATGCCTCAGCAGAATATAATGATAAACTAAATGTATA